TTTTCTAACAAGTCAAGAACTTCTTCGTCATTAATTTTCTCGCGCCAATCTTCGTCGCTGAAGTCATACTCGAAGTACATATCTTCGCCATCGACGAAACGACCAGCAAAGCACATTCCAGGTTCATGATAGATAATGTCGAGTTCAAAGCCGAGATCAGTCAGCTTCTCGTACGCCATAATGGCAGGAGACCACGCAGTTTCGAACCAACCAGAACAAGAACTATTGTCCTCTGCTGTTTCAACATCACCACCACTGATATCCCACTTTGTGCCCCACTCTCCACAGGCGACATTATAATCCCATTCGCCAGAAGAAAGCGGAACAAATGTTTCAAACAGATTGCCATCGCGCACTGCCTGAGCAAACTTGACGACCATCGCAGGATCTTTATGATATGCAGTGAACGAATTATTGCACCAGTTAGGCATTGTACTTCTCCTTGCGGGAATATGAACCCTTACCCTTGCGTGGCTTCACCACACGTTGGCGATATTTCGGTGTGCGAACGTCTTTAGCTACAGGATTATGCATAACAGATCTCCCAAAGAGGGGAGAGGCTGCTTTACGCAGCCTCCGCCATTTCGATCGCAGTTTCAAGAGCCTTGGTCTTGACGCCCTTGTTATAGCCGTACCAAGCAGAGGTAAGGCGAGTGTCAGCCGTACGACCGATAATGTGGTCAGTCATGAACGTCACGGCATTGAAAGGTTGCCACCAAGTACCTTCGGCGTATTCAGCTCCAGGCTGCGTATGGAGAATGTCCATCGCAATCTGCGCGTTCTTGGAGATTTCCTTCTTCTTGTTCTCATTCGAACCAGTCACGGGGAAGATGCGCTGGAAGTACTGGACAATGTCTTCGTCCTTAGCTTTCTTAGAACCAAGGAACTCAGCCATATCCTTGTATCGTGCCAGCTTGTTGGTCGCGATACCAAGCATCTCCTTGACGTTGGAAGGATCGAACACCTTGCGGTGGCTGATCTTTGCCATACGCTCGACCTTGCTCTCAAGAGAAAGCGTAAGAGTGTTGTTACAAACAACACGGATCGGCGTAAACCGAACGTCAGTCGAGAAACCGTACTTGTGGAAGTTCGAGAAGAGCAGATAAGAGTCGATCTGGTCGCCTTTGAACAACTCGAACGATTGCTTTACCTTGGCAAGACCCCAAACGATCTGACCGTCGCGAAGCGAACCAGCGGTATGCATTTCCATATCGCCAGCAGCCACAAACTCGTTGAAGAAGTCAAACGCTTCCTCGTTCTGAACAGGATTCCAGTCGTCAGAAACAACGTCAAGAATGGCGTTGTCCATAGAGCGGACCAGAGCCGACTGACCAATGGCAACTTGCTTGCCATCAACCTTAGCGAACGCAGGGATCTTTTCTACCGTCCAGTCAAGACCAGCAGCTTCGAGCATCTGCGCGGGAGTGAGATCAGCGGGAACCTTGGTGCCGAGACCGTGCCACGGAACGTCACCAGCGTAAGCCATCTGAGCTTTGCCGTTAACCATTTCAATCATATGAGCCATTTGAGTAGTCCTCTGTTTCCTACAGTAACAAGTATACGATGGGTGTTGAAATTAATCAACACCCATTTTTGTTTTTATTCATGAGCCATCTTGGGCGAGACAAAAGAAGAACGCTCGCGATCGATCTCGGCGATGATCGCGGCGACTTCCTCGCGGGCGAGCTGCGGATCAAAGTCGCCAGGAGTGGCTTCTTCTTCGCGAGCAACTTGACCAGGAAGATATCCGCGAACCTTGCTCAACTTAGCCGAAACCTCACGCATACGGGCGAGATTGTCACGCTTGATCTTGGCAATTTCATCGGCAGTCTTCGTGACCTCAGCCTTAACCTTGCCCGTATACTTACCGTTCTTAATGTTAAGATCGTTAAGAAGTTTCTCAGCGGAAACTTTCTTAGTCTTAACAACAGTACGCTTCGTAGCTTCAACGGTACCAGGAGCGGCACCCTTATTAACACACCAGCGATACGCGCCCTTGGCGACAGCCTCGCTAACGTCGTTAGCAGCGGCGATGAGCTTAACAACCTCGGACATGGGCTTGTCCTTATTCTCGGTCATCACGCGGATCGTAATCTGGGTCTTAGTAACCTTAGCCATATTCACTTTCTCCATAGTCAAGCTAGGACGACGATCGCCCCGTTTCACCTTACTTTTAGATTGTACCGCCGATTTAGAATTAAAACAACACTTTTCTTCACTTTTCTCGATATTTTTATTACCTTGTAAAATCAATGACTTAGCCGAAAGGACGTGGGAACATTCCCTGCGGAACCCGAACCCGACGCAATTACAGCCCCATAGCCCTCTCTCGAGTGTCACGATATAGGTCTTACCCTTTGACCCTTCTATCGTAAAGACCTTGCTCTCGGGCTTCTCTCGGGCTTCGGAGAGCCCTATAATACGGTCGCGGTCTAGCACCCGAAACGGGAACTGGACCGTACCAGTGCTAAGGCAAAGCTGATCCTCCCCAACCCAGCTAGGGCTAGGCAGTATCGTGCCAGTGTACGTCTGGACCTCAGCCATGGGGATAGCATAAGCGGAACGATTGCCCCATAGCGGATTACGTACAGTTAAGGTAACGCTATCACCGATATTCATATTACCATCTTACGGTCGATTTAGAATTAAATCAAGCGAAATCTTCTTCCAAGGCATTGTCATCGTCGCGCTCAAGCCAGCTAGACCTGAACCCTAGATCTTCAAAGCCGATGAAGTCGCTACGGCGAACGAAATCCTTTACCTCATTTTCGCTAAGGTAATTGAGCAAATCGTGTATAAGATCGTCTTTGTTGAATAAACCCTCATTCATGAGTTCGAGCATACGGACAGTAAATTCACGAGCCATTTCGTTTCTCCTCAATCGCAGCTATCAGCCACACGCATCGTAAGATAGACCTGACCATCATTCTCTTCCCAGAGCTTGAGCTTTTCGGGAAAATAGACGTACCAGTTCTCTTTGTAATAAGAGACGTATTCTTCGGCTTCGCTAATAGAAGCGAAACCCTTTAGCGTAGTATGGTAATTGCGACCAACTTTCTCGCGGTCAACGTAGACCAAATGAGACCATCGAGTAGCCATTACTTCACCTCAGCTTTCTCAATTTCGTTTGCCAGCGTATTCAGCACGACCATAAGAGCAGTGGTCGCTGCAAGTTCGTTCGGTCCAAAAGTGCGGAATACAGAGAAAGCATAATCAGACGCTTCCTTCAATGTATCGCGCTCGGCGAACAATTTATGACGGATAGCCTTAGCGAGTTCTTGATTGGTCATTTTGTTTCTCCTTACTTGGCGATCAAAAAGCGACGATTTTCCATATCAAACTTGACGAATCCATCATTCATCAGAATTTGACCAGGAGCATGTTGTTTTGCTTTTTCGAACCAACCTTCCTGAGTGTAATACTTGGTCAGCAAGCGAACGTAATCAGCTTTTTTCGGACCAAATCCACCACGATACTTGAAACGGGCGATAAACTTATTTTCATGACCGTAGGTAAGATAACCACCGTGATAGTTGAACAGTTCTTTCTGAAATTTCATGTTCAAACTCCTTCGAAGTAGCGAGCATCAGCTTCGGTGGTATATGGGTCGTTTTCGACGATCGCAAGAACCAGCTGCTCCCGAAGATAGTCAATTTTCGAGAGGAAGGCATGGGCGAGGCTATAATCCTCGGCGTCAATAGCGAGGCTATAGTTAGCCTCCATGTGGTCGAGAGCGGTACGGATCTGGTCTACAGTCATTAGCGAGTTTCCTTTTGTCGTTTCCGCATGACGCTGATGAGGTGATTTGCATATTCGCGACTGGTGAGCGCTGCCTCATACACGTTATCGACGGAAATTCCCATGAGGCGGGCATAATCTTCGGCGACACAGATAAGAGTATAGCCATCGGTAACGGGAAGATTATAGCGGGTAAGAAGTCGAGATACAGACATTGTCATTTCCTTTTCCATATTCTCATTCTACCGCCGATTTGAAATTAAAGCAAGCATTTTTTTATTGTTTAGATATAGTTCTCCAGCCGCTAATCGGCGAATATGTCCGAAACTCTTGACCGCTACCATAGGGAGGATCGTTGTAATCTATCATGAGCGTAGCCTCAAACCCAGCTTGTTCAGCTTTACCTAGAGCGGTAGCTAGATCGCTGCCGTTATAGATGACGTTACCGAAGTTTGTTAAGGTTACGGTATAGTTGTACATGAGCTTGACCTTTCTCTTAGGCGTAATAGTCTTGGTCTTCTTTATCCAAAAAGAAGTCCGTGAGTTGCTGAAGGAAAATCCTAAGATCTTCCATTTCGCCTTTGTCTATGCTTTGGCTTGGCCAATCGAAACCCTTCTTTATAGCCAAGCTCTTCTGGGACTTGATGAGGCTGATAAGTTCCTTACGGTTAAGTACGTGATACATGTCTTTTCTCCTTACTTTCTTACCATAGCCCTTCTTTAGAATTAAAACAACAAAAAAGATGAGCTAGACTATACTTTACTATAGCCTAGCTCTATTCGGGTGTATTCGGGTGTTTATTTGGACTATACTTAGCCTATACTATGAGACCTTAGCCTTAGCCATTTCTATTTCGGTCTTGAGCTTGAGCTTCTCGATTTTATGCTTTTTGATAACTTCATCTAGAGCATAGTGATTATACTCATCCCTTATAGCTTTATCTAGAGCATAGTGCTTTTCTTCGAGATGCTTGATATGACTTTTCAATGATGCTTCGCTCATGTGAAAATCTCCTTGACTCGATTAATGTATGGTTGTTTTTGTTTCACAAATATCTGCGGATCTTCATGATCAACAGCTATCATAATGACAAATTGCGGAATGATAAGATCCGTGCGCTCTTCCGCCATTAGCGCATAGGTTGTTGCTTGAAGGAAATAATTTTCAATCCATTCTTCCTTCTTATGCTTTCTTGCTGTTTTGAAGTCGATGATGGAAGGAACACCATCCCACTCAGCAATACAATCGGTACGACCAGCAGCTGCCAGCACATACGAATAGAGTGGTGCTTCGATGCCAAAGATGCGTCCAATATGATCGTCCATGTGCGGGCGCAATGTACGAAACAAATCAATGTTCGTTGGCATCGAGTTTTTAGGATATGTAGGCTCGTTCATCAGGTAGCTTTCGCAGATGCTATGAATAGCAGTACCGCGAACAGCAGCTTGCGTAGATATCTTTTGCGCTTCTGCTTCACCAACTCTAGCTTTCCATTCCATCAGAGCAGTTTTGTCTGACGCTTCGCCAATTCGAGTTGTTACAGATTGCGCCAAAGTTCCATTCGGCAGTTCATAATAACGTTTATCATGCATTGATATTGTTTTGAGTGGTTCAAAATTAAACAGTGCATGTTCAAAAAATCTACGCGACAATCCTTAGCCTATCTTTAGTTATGATGTATTCCTTGACCATTGCTGATCTCACAATATCATTCTCATTAAAATCAACAAACTCAAAAGATTTCATCTTCTGAATTATTCTCATAAAGTCAGTCAAACCATTTTTCTCATGCTCGCGAGTGAAATCCGACTGTCTGAAATCACCACAGAATATTACCTTGCAGTTTCGCCCCACACGAGTGATAACAGAATCCAACTCGTGTAGTGTCATGTTTGCTATCTCGTCAACAACAATAATGCAGTCATTAAGAGTAATGCCACGTATGAAAGAAGTACTGATGAAATCGACAAGATTTTTCGACTTAAGATACTCATAGGCGTCTCCTCGCTCAAAGAGCTCTGAAAAAATTGCTTGATACGGTGCTTCGTATACTTTAACTTTTTCTTTATTGTTTCCTGGTAAGAAGCCCATATCCCTGGTCGGCACGACTGATCGTACAATGATGACTTTTTTGTACCTACTGTTGTCTGACAGTATTGATCGAAGAGATAGGTATATGGATAAGAAGGACTTACCCGTTCCAGCAATCCCGTGGAGTAATAAGTTTTTTCCTTGGTCATAATAATCAAATGTCAACTTTTGGTTGGCTGTAAGAGGTTCAACATTTTTAAGATTAAAATTTAATTTTGGTTCTTCATACTTTCCGTTCTGTCTTAGAATGCGCTTTTCTTTTCTTGTTAGTCTTTGCGTTTTCTGCTGCATTTATTCACTGCTCTAAAATGTGTTGATAGTGCTCCGAGTAATACCTTTCGAATTGCCCTTTTTCATATGCTTGAGCAAATCTCGAAATCCTTGATCTGGTTTTTTATTAATACCTCTGCCAGAAACGATACTTGGCGCGCCATTAACAAGTTGGGTGATGTGAGGATTGTTTGCAAGCAATTCGTCAAGAGCGGAAATGCTCATGAAGTCTTGCCATTCTTCCCCAGTGTTGTTATCGCGGAATGCGTAAGTTGGCATGTTATTTACGCTCTTCTGTCAAGTGTTGAAGTTCTAATTCCATATCAAAGTCAAAATCTTCTGGGTCTAGTCCTTCGTCTTCCATACTAACTAGAGCATCAATATTCTTTGTCCTAAGTGCTCGATCAAAACGCTTTTCTTTAGAACGATTACGATTTGGTCGATTTTCATATTCACCATCATCATATTCTCTGTCTAGATGATAGTTATAGTACTTACTGTTTTTAGACTTACCCATTTATGCCTTACTCTCCTCTGGCAACAGGTTGGGGAATGCTTCTCGAACAATATCGACCGTGATCCCTTTGTACGGAAACTTTTTGTCTTTGATGGAACAAAGCATTTTAGCATCTGCTGGTGCAACAGATTCCAGCAACTCTACAAACATCGTCTCACGACGAAGCTGCTTCAAATTAGGAGCGCCACCCTCAATAAAATAAATGAGCTTACGGCATTCCTTGATCAACACGTTCTCTTGATCAACTAATCTATTTGGATTGTATGGAGGTTCACCTTCTGGCAATGACCACTTAACACGTGGATCAAATGCTCCCTGAAGGATTGTTCTAATTTCAAAAGAATCATTAAACTTCAATGCTTGTACTTTTTCTTCGCGCTTTTTAAGTTTAGATACTTTATCAAAAAATTCAGCAATACCAACACGCGTAGCCATTCAAAACTCCTGTATATGTTCCATCAAATTTTTAAGTTTATATGCAATAAAATAGTTGAACATCTTATCACGACCTTTGCTGGATTGAGACTCGTAGGACTCCAGCACTTTGTTTTTAATATCCTCGGGTACAAAGCTCAAATCAATCAATTGCTGATTGCGGAGGTAATTGCGCTTGTACTCACTATCTATATTTTCTGCAGTTTTATCAATTAAAGTGTCGAGGCGTTTTTTAGTCAGAGGTCGCTGTCGGTCGCCAAGAACAAAGCAATTGTCAGCAGAAAGTATGTTAGGAACGCCATCGCCAGCATCTCCCTTCAAAATGTGTTCCTGTAGGTATCGCTTCGGATCGTCATGCTTGATCCATTTCTTGCGAACAGGATCGTATTGCTCGACGTTGTCGTTAGTATGCAACTGAATGAAATCCTTATCGCCAGAAAGGATAAGGATCTTGTCGTAAAACATAGAATGATTGATTAGAGTTGCGATGATATCATCCGCCTCTGCAGATTCAATATCGATAACCTTGTAGGGAAAGAATTCTTTTAGCTCGGCGCGGATTTTGTTTAAACACTCGAAAATCTGTTTCCAGTCGAGCTCAGAGGTTTCCTGATTCTTTTTTCGATTAGCTTTGTAGTACGGGAATACTTGTTTGCGCCAGTAGTTGGTATTGTCGCACGCAATAACCATCTCACCATACTCATCACCAAACTTCTGCTTGTAAGAACGCAGAGAGTTCAGCACCATATGTCGCACCATGTTTTCTTCGATTTCAGCATTAGTGTGGTTACCCAGCTGCATCATCAGGTTGGAAAGCATGACTTGACTCAAGTCAACGATAATCATAACATAACCTTATTTGTCAGTGTTCAGTTTGATATTCAACTTGTCTACTACTACGAACTTTGTATCTTCTCCATCTTGGACCATTGCAAATACCTTTTCGGCAATCTGCTGGAACGGATGGGATATGCCATAATGCTTACAGAGCAAAGACCTGATTGCTTCAACAACAAATGCACCATCTTTGATGTCCGAATCATTCTCATCAGGATCATTCATGAGGAAGCCAGAAGATTCCATCGATGCGAAAAGATTTGGAATGATTGTTGCAAGAGTTTCGTTGATGTGGTGATGGCGTAGGTTGAGGATCTTATTTTCAACATCTTCCATCTCTAGGGGAGCAGCACTTAGGTCATCGCGTTTCTTTGGAAACTGGATTACATTATCCATTTATCCTACCTTTATTATACGAGACATAATGATATTTGTCAACATCTATATTTAGGTCAGCAATGTGCTGTGATGCGACTACCGTAACCATAGAATTTGAAGTCGTAAATACGACACTCTGTATCTTTGGTTATGGCTTCTATAACTTCTTCTCGTCGATCCTTTGTAACATAAAACAAAAAGAAACCACCACCACCAGCGCCGAGAAGTTTACCACCGAGAGATCCTGCATTTATAGCTTTGGTGTAGATCGTGTCAAAGTAATCCTGTGTAATTTCCTTGACAAGACCTTTCTTTTCTATCCATGCTTCATGAAGCAATGCACCGAAAGAATCGATATCACCTTTCAACAACAATTTAACACCAGTATACGCTTTGTCGCGCGAGCTACGGACTAGATTGAATTTGTCTTTGTCAGTTGCCATGGCATGCTGTTGTTTTTGTAGGATGCTGTTAGCTGATCTCCCGCGACCACTGTATACCAACAAAAGGTTATCTTCGAGTTTGTTAAAGTTTTCATGACCGATGCGAATTTCTCGCACATCCACATCACCGTTTTTCTTGAACTCGAAAATGTTCATACCACCATATGCTGCCGCAAACTGATCTTGTTTGCCAACAGGATAGCCACACCTTTCCATTTCAATATGGCAAGCAATGTCAGCAAGATATTGTTTCGACGCAACTTCCCACTTTGAACTCGCGAGCGCATTAACAAGACCCACAGTAAATGCTGACGAAGAACCAAGCCCAGAACCTTTCGACAAAATGTCAGAGATAGAGGCAATGGTCACTTCTTTCGAAACATTAAAATACTTCAATGCTTCTTTGGTGATCAAATGTTGCATCTGCTCCACATCTGGTATTTCTTCAATCGTATCGTACATGATCTTGATTCCCAGATGTGGAGTCTTATGAACGCACACATAGATAAACTTATCAATCGTACAAGAAAGCGCAGCACCTTGTTCCTTTTCATAAAAGGATGGCATGTCGCTACCACCAGAAAAGAAACTAATACGTAGTGGCGTTTTGGAAATAATCATTACAGAGTCCTATACACAAATTGCTCTTTTGGAATTGCTCGACTTTCGACAGTAGGATATTGCTCGTTCAATTCGTTTAATGTCTTTTCCCACTGCGCTTTGATCATATCAATATTGTATCTTCTATCAGCAAAATACTTATTGAACTGGATCATATCCACATGCTGTTTATCACGAACCATATTAATCGCTGCGTTCAGATAGGTTGCGAACTTATTTGCATGATCGTTTTTGTTTTCCAAGTTTAGCTGATACATTACATTCAAACATCCAGAAGTTTCTGGAAGAGCAGCCAAATTAGGATGAACGCAGACAAGACCAGCAGACATAGCTTCGAGCATAGCTCGGCAGCTCGTCTCATACCATATACTTGGATAAGCGAAGATATGACTTTTGTTGAGATGATCCTTGAGTTCTGCATTAGGAGCAAATCCATGATAAGTCATCTGTGGGTGATTACGAATTTGATCATAAAGTGGTTCATACTGTTTATCGGCGTCATCCCAGCCATAGATCTTAAAGCTAGAAAAAACATCTAGATGAATATCACTATGAAGCTCTGTTAACTTATTGAATACTGGAACAAGAATTTCTAAACCACGTTGAGGAGTGGAAGTGTAAACAATCCTTATTGGACCCTCTGGCTTCTGTAAACAAGTAAGTGGCGCTGGTTCAATACCAGTTTCTAGTACAACAGACTTGTTATCATAAGGAATGCCATGAAACAGCTGATACCGCTGGTATTGCCAATTGCTGATGAATACAAATTTGTGAAAACTGTCTTGAAACTTTTTATCTTGAAACTTCTTTGATTCTGGATCTTCTGGTAAATCATGACACCAGAAAACGCGAATCTTATCTTCCTGCAACTCTCGCGGACGCGAGCAAATAATTTGAAAGTTATCAAGAAGGGTTGGGTCAATGATAGAAGCTAGTTTACGTTTGGCGATTTCAGTACCGCCATTCGCATTTTTAGAAACTTCATTTTCTTCAAAACCACTCATTGCGCATTTGCCTCGAGATACTTGAGAATATTTTCTGGCGAGCTTTCACCATAAGGATCAGTTTCGCAATCGTCGCAAATGCCTGGCTCTTCAAACCATGCTTCAATCAAACCATCATCAACAATAGCTGCATAACGCCACGAACGCTGACCAAAACCAAGGTTCATCTTATCGACAAGCATTCCTATCTCGAAAGAAAACTGACCGTTGCCATCAGGAATCACCTTAACCTTCTTAATGTTTTGAGTTTTCGCCCAAGCATTCATAGTGAACGAGTCATTTACTGACATGCAGTAAATCTCATCAATACCAAATTCCTGCTGGAACCGATCGTAATTTTCTTCAAACCCAGGAAGCTGATATGTGGAACATGTAGGAGTAAATGCTCCAGGAAGCGAAAAAAGAATAACACGTTTACCAGCAAAATAATCGGTAGTGGTTTTACTTTCCCACTTGTAAGGATTTTGACCACCAATACTATCATCTCTAACACGAACCATAAAAGTGCAATCAGGAACGCGCAATCCAACATCACTCATAATATGTCTCCTTAGCAGTTAATTTTAAATCCAGAACTGGCAGCATCATTATAAAACATCTGCACAGTTTCAAGCGAATATTGATTCAAGTTTTTACCAAATGTCTTCATCTTATCAATCAGTGCTGGTGTCATAGTGATGATGTCGCAGCCAGAGCGGTCAGCTTGAACAAAATTAAATGGCTCACGGCAAGACGCCCAGAGGAACTCGAGATGTGTGTTTGTATTCTTATAACGTTGGAAATAACCAGTAGCAAACTTGATTGTTTCTTCTGGATCCATACCAGCATCAGCAATACGACCAGCAAAGATAGAAACGATGCTTGGTACAAAATGATTTAGGTTATCTACTACTTCCATAATTTGCTGTTGAGTAAACACAGCCGTCACATTACACTTGACACCGCTATCAGAAAGCATCTTATATGCTGGGGCGGTAGAAACACCAGTGGTGGTTGTTACGGGAATTTTAACGTAAACATCGTAACCATATTCTTTGCCCCACTCATCGATTTTCAACGCTTGCTTTGTCATAGTAGGAAGATCATCAGCAAATACTTCGAGGCTAAGAGATGTACCTGGTCTGTTAGTAGACAGATATTTAATAGCAGCGCGAGCAAAAGATTCGTAATCAGTTACACCAGCTTGCTTCATTAATGTTGGATTAGTTGTAAACCCAACAATCTTTTCATTTTTAGCAGCCTCGACGATACCATCAAAGTCTGCGCCATCAGCGAATAACTTAACCATATTCATGTATCTCCTTGATCAATATACAAGCCTGTAACACATCTGGACAAATATAATCTGGCTGGATATGTTCATATTCTGGTGGGGAGTGGTATTTATCACCAATGTATATAGTGCTCAAATGGCTTCTTCTACCAGCAACTATATCTTTCCAACGGTCACCAATCATCCAACAATCTCTGCGATGAATCTTATGTTTTTTCAAAAGAAATTCAATCATGCCATTGTTTGGTTTGTAAAACTTGGCACCGCGTTCGAATGCACAAACAACTTCTTCGACGCCTAACCAATTCTTCAACATTCGCGTCATCAATCGAAGATCTTCGATCGGTAACTTTCCATCGTTCACATCTGGCTGATTGGTCACCACATAAGCATTATAGCCTAATTGTTTAACAATGTCAACAGCTTGTTTTGCATCTCTCGTAAACCGAAACTCTTCTACTGACCATGGCGCGGTTAGCACTCCGTCATGAAGTGCTAACTCGTTTAATACGCCATCGCGGTCGAAAAAAACAGCGCGTTTTACCACTTTGTCTTTTGTATTTGGAGCTTCGGATTAGAGACAATGCAGTGCCAAACGACTGCTTGGAATGCTTCGCTGTGTGGAGTAATTCTTTCAGGAATTAACTGCGGGACGCAAACACAAACATCTGCATATTTGTAGGTATAACCATCATTTCTTCCCACAACACCAAGCACTACTCCATCTTTCGAACGCGCATACTTGATAGCCTTAATGATGCCAGTGGAAACATTCTTTTCTTCGTTACCACCACCTACCGATAAAACGAACACAGCGTCTTTGTAGTTGAACCTGCTGACTCGGAGATATTCTTCAAATATTGTATCGAATCCGTCGTCATTTGTTCGCGCAGTAATTTCTGAGACGTTATCTGTTGGTGCATAAGCCTCGATGCCACAGAGTTTACGTAGATCGTTGACCATATGAGAGGCATTGCCAGCGGAGCCGCCGACTCCCAAAATAAATACGCGCCCTTCAGTGACGTCCCTAACATGTGTGAGTACATCTGCTATTTTCTCCACTGATGTTACATTGACTTGAGAGGCGATCATACCAACTTCGCCAAAGAACTTTTCGCTAAACACACTCATCGCATACGACTCCTCAATTCAGTAGAACTGTATTTGTGTTTTCTACTATTATAAACAATTTTTATACCACGACTTTCACAGATATCTTGACCAGTCAAATATGTGTCGTTATATTCTTCACCAACAAAACGGACATTGATTTTTTCAATACCAAGAAGATTGATAAGATCTGATTCAGTTTCGTAGGGAATAATTTTATCTACATATTTGCAACCTTCGAGCTGTAGATACCTTTCGTAAACTGATTGAACTGGCTTATTTTTGCCAGCTCGATCAATTGATGGGTCAGTGTGAAGACCTACTATAAGATAATCACACTGACTAGCACATTCACGCAGCATTGCGACATGTCCTGGGTGGAGCAAGTCGAATGCGCTACAAGTAAAACCTACAATCATGCTTGCCTTTCGACAAATGCTGTCTTATACTTTTCAAACTTGAACCACTTCTGTGCTACCTTTACAACTGTTTCTGGGTCATACGGCTTGCAAGAAAATACGTCAAGATACATACCGTTACCGCCCTTGAGATCATCAGGAACGAAATGTGCGCAGATGTTGCTAGTTTCAATTAGCTGAACTAGGGTATAACCCGCTTTGTTGCCAGATCCAAAATTAACGATCTGTGGTTCACCATATGCAACCATGTCAATCTCTTTTACAAGATCTTTGACAAAGCCATAAATGTTATCGTAAGAGGTGATCGACTCTGGATCGCAACCAGAAGCATCTAGAATTGTGTGATATCC